ACTGTGGGCCGCTGACTACCTGATGAGCATCGGCAAGGTGCGGCGTGTGCTTATCCTGTGCCCGCTGTCGATCATGCAGTCGGCTTGGCTGGGAGACTTGAGCAACAGCATCATCCACCGATCTGCCGTGGTGGCGCACCACTCGCAATCTAGCCGCCGTATTGAGATGGTGCAGCAGGACTACGAGTTCGTCATCACCAACTACGACGGGCTGAACCTGATCGCCAACGAGGTACGCAACGATGGGCGCTTTGATCTGGTCATTGTGGACGAGGCCAATGCGTACAAGACGCAGACCACACGGCGCTGGAAAGCGCTGGCCTCCATACTGGGGCCGGAGACCTACTTGTGGATGATGACAGGCACGCCTGCTTCGCAGTCGCCTGCCGATGCCTATGGGCTGGCCAAGCTGGTCAACCCCAACAACGTGCCCAAGTTCTACACAGCGTGGCGCGACATGGTGATGAACAAGATCACGATGTTCAAGTGGGCCGCCAAGCCCAACGCTGCCGAGACGGTGCATGCAGCTTTGCAGCCCGCTATTAGGTTCACCAAGGCGCAGTGCTTGGACTTGCCTGCCGTGCTGACTACCACCCGCCTAGTACCTCTGACCCCGCAGCAGGCCAAGTACTACAACCTGCTCAAAGAGCGCATGGCTGCTACCGCAGCGGGCGAGACAATCACGGCGGTCAACGCTGCTGCCAACCTCAGCAAGCTGCTGCAAATCTCCTGCGGAGCTGTATATACAGACGACAAGGACGTGGTGGAGTTCGATGCTGCCCCGCGCCTGTCGGTGCTTGAGGAGATACTGGAGGAGACCGATCGCAAGGTCATCATCTTCGCGCTGTTTCGCTCCAGCATCGACACCATCTACAACCACCTGACCAAGAAGGGTGTGGCCGTCGAGTGCATCCATGGCGGCATCACCGCCAACAAACGCGCTGACACCATCCGCAGGTTCCAAAACGAGAAAGACCCCCGCGTGCTGGTCATGCAGCCGCAAGCGTCTGCCCACGGGATTACCCTAACCGCTGCCGATACCGTGGTATTTTTTGGCCCGCTGATGAGCGTGGAGCAGTACATCCAGTGTATTGCGCGGGCTGATCGCAAGGGCCAGAACTCCGATAAGGTCACAGTTATCCACATCGAAGGTAGCCCTGTGGAGAAGCAGATGTTCACAGCCTTGGCCTCCAAAGTTGTGGATAACTCGCTTATAACGAAGATGTTTGAAATAGCTATAAGTTCTTAAGAAAGGAGCACACAAAGCCAGAAAACCCATGTACACTGTCCAACCTTAGACAAAACAACAGGAGAAGTTAATGACTGAAATAGTAGTACCAATCGACAAGCTGGCTCGGGTTTATCGCAAGATTAAAACCGAGATCGACACGCTTACACAGGAATACGACGGCAAGTTGGAAGCCTTGAAAGCGCAGCAGGACGAAATCAAATTCGCCATGAAAGACCAGATGCAAGCGCTCGGCGTGAAGTCTGTGCAAACCACCTTCGGAACCGTGTCAATGATCCACAAGACACGCTACTCAACACAGGACTGGGACTCGTTTAAGAAGTTCATCATCGAGCACGATGTCGTAGACCTGTTAGAGAAGCGTATCGCGCAGAGCAATATGGCAAAGTTCCTTGAAGAGAACCCCGGTTCAGTGCCACCCGGCCTGAATTCGTTTTCGGATTTTGAAATCCGCGTAACTAAACCAAGCAAGTGAGGTAAGTATTATGAGTAACGTATCAATTTTTTCCGGCTCGAAAGTCCCCGCTTTCGCTCGTAACAACGAATTGTCGGCAACAGCCCGCGCCCTGACCGGCGGCAGTGCGCAAGGCGCAACAGGCAAGCGCATCTCGATCAAGGGCGGCGTGTTCCGTCTGATCGACGGCGGCAAGGAAATCGCTGCAATCGACGAGCGCCACTTGGATGTGGTCATCATCAAGGCTGCACCCGAGGTGAGCCGCCAGTACTACAGCGCGTCCTACAGCGCTGACGCTATCACAGCCCCTGACTGCACAAGCGAGGACGGCAAGACCCCCGACGCCTCGTCCAAGAACAAGCAAGCTGCAACCTGCCTGTCGTGCCTACAGAACCAAGCCGGTTCGGGTACCGGCAACAGCCGCGCCTGCCGTTACTTGCAGCGCATGGCCGTGGTACTGGCCAACGATATCGAGGGCTCCGTGATGCAGTTGACGCTGCCCGCCACGTCGATCTTTGGTAAGGAGCAAGGTGACAAGCGCGCCCTGCAAGCCTACGCCCGCTACTTGGCAGCGCAGAATCCACCGGTCAACCCCGAGCAGATTGTGACGCGCATGAAGTTCGACACCACATCGGAAGCCCCCAAGCTCTTGTTCTCGGCTACCCGCTGGCTGGAGGAGGACGAGTACGACACCGTGGTGCGCCAAGCCGAGACTGAAGATGCCAAGAAGGCTGTCTCCAACGGAGCGCCTGCTGCACCCGCAGCGGCTCCCTTGAAGCTGGCTGGTACGAAGCCGATGGGCGAGTTAACCAAGGAAGAGGATGCGCCTGCCTACGAGCAGATAGCTACCAAGGCAAAGGCCAAAGCCAAGCCCGCCGTGGTCGAGGAGGAAGATACCGCCCCCGAGCCCGAGGTGCGCAAGATGAGCGCTAAGCCCACTGCTGTGCCGGTTGCCAAGGGCAAGCTGGCTGACATCGTGGACGCTTGGGACGACGAGTAATTTTATCGGGGGGAAAGCGGATGCTGTCGGCGTAACTGCGGGGATGTCCCATAGTGCAGCGAGTACCCCCACCTTTGACGAGACGTTATGGCTTACTCACAAAAAATTATCGACTTGGTTGCGTCCTCGCCTAAGACACCGGGGAACCGACTCGGGCGCTGGGCAATCCATCTTGATTTTCCTGTTACCAAAATCGCCTATGCACTGGGCGTTACTCGACAGACTGTGTACAACTGGTTTGCGGGTAAAGATGTTTTCGGCGCGTATCAAAACCGCGTCGAACTTTTATTAACTATTATGTCCACGTCAGCAACGGCTGACGAGGCTTGGAGAAGAATATGCACGGAATACAACCTCAAACCCTGACCAACGATGAACTGGAGCGCCTGACGTACATCGCTGGTTTTAATGTGTTACCGCTTGATTGGGCCAAGGAGCTGCTGCGGCGAACGGAGAAAGACTGGGATACTAAACCTGTACACAACCCTGACCAGCTTGAGCTAGACCTGTCTTAACCCCACCCCGAGGATTCCTATGGAACCGCTAGATTTTATGGCGGCGGTTCTACCGCCCCCGGGTAACGGGCGCTATTGCGCGGTGGAACTGACTGATAAAAAAGAACATGTTTATGTAGAGGAGCTAGATCAACTAAGTGGGCCAATCAATCGCTGGAACCAAGCAAAGTACGACATCTACTTTGCGCTGACGACATTCGGAGATGCAAACAAGCGGGAAGCCGCCAATGCCCGGATGTCAAAGTGCATTGCGATCGACGTTGATTGCAACCACCCCAAGGATATTCCCGACAAGGATGGGGTAATCAAACCCAAGGCGTACGCATCTGCCCGCCTAGCGGCGCAGGCCATCATGACCTTCACGGAGGAAGTGGGGCTGGCTGCGTTGGGCAATCCGTGGCTTGTCGCTTCGGGCGGCGGGGTGCACGCATACTGGCCGCTGACTGAGGCTGTGCCTATTGACGAGTGGAAGCCAGTGGCAGAGGCGTTCAAGCGCCTGTGCGTGCAGAAGAAGCTGGGTATCGACCCGACTGTGACAGGCGATGCAGCGCGGGTGCTGCGCGTACCGGCGACGACCAACCGAGGGTTCAAGGGCAAGAAGCAAGTGCGCGGGGAGACCAACGTGCGCTTCATGAACGAAGGTGACCTGTTTGAGTTGCAGGACATCCGATCACTCCTTGAGCGTGAGCTGGTCGGGACAGCCTATGCGATTGCGCCCACGCCGCCGAGCGGCGGGTTGGTACTACCGGGGCAGCGCCCTGCAAAGCCAGCCAGCCCATCCAACGTCAAGCTGTACGCCAATAGCATCACCAAGTTCGGCAACATCTTCAAAGCTACCAAGCAGGGTAAGGGTTGCGATCAGCTTCGGCACTACGTGGAGCATGCGGATGAGGATGGCATGGAGCCGCTGTGGCGCGGGATGCTCAGTATTGCGCAGAAGTGTCAGGACGGCGAGAAGGCGGCGATTTGGCTTAGCAGCCTGCACCCCTACGACGAAGACCGGATGCGTACCAAGCTGGCCGAGATCAAGGGGCCATACCCCTGCACCAAGTTTGACTCGGAAAACCCCGGCGTGTGTACAACGTGTGTACATTGGGGCAAGATCACCAACCCGCTGGCGCTGGGCCGGGACACGGCAGTCAGCGTGCAAGCCAAGGAGGTTGTGATTGCCGAGCCAACGGTGTCAGAAGAAGTGCGCAGCGTGCTGCGCCCTGAACCGCCGAAGGGTTATGCCTACGGCGAGCATGGTGGTGTGTTTGTCTTGAAGGACGACGAGGATGCCGACGGCAACAAGGTGCAGCGCAAGATCATGATTGTGCCGTATGACTTGTTTCCTGTGGACATCCTGATGTGCAACAAGGAACACACCATCCACATGATGGCGTTACGCCCCGATGGTGGGCAAACAGTAACGCTGTCGCAAAAAGCCGTTGTCAGCAAAGACGAGACATTGAAAAGCCTTGCCAATCAAAACATCATGGCTTCCTTTGGCTCCTTGAACGACAACAATTTATTTCAATATATACGAGCGAGTGTAGAAAAAATGAGCATGGAAAAAGCACCTGTACGAGTACCCGAAAGCTACGGCTGGCAGAAGGATGACACCTTCGTCTACGCGGGGCAAATCTATTCCAAAGGCAAGCCGGTGGCCGTACCTATGGCCGGGCTGGAGAACATCGTCAACAACACGCAGCCTACCGGCAGCATCGAAGCGTGGCGCACTTGGGTCAATCTGCTGATTCGCCACAAGATGTACGACCACTTGGCAGTTGTCCTAGCCGGTGCTGGCTCCCCGCTGATGCGGTTCACCGGCATTTATGGTATGACATACCATTGCGCAGCGCGGGACTCGGGTACTGGCAAGACGCTGGCGCTGGAGGGAGCCGCATCGGTCTGGGGCCACCCCACCCACTACCGCACAGGCAAGAGTACGTCGATGGTGGCAATGCAGCAGCGCCTCGGCCTGCTTAACAGCCTGCCTTTGGTGACCGATGAGATCACCAGCAAAAACCGCGAGACGCCCAATTGGTTCTCGGAGTTCCTGCTGGACATGACCGAGGGCCGTGGCAAGGAGCGTATGGAGTCCGGGGCCAACAAGGAGCGCATCAACAACTCGACGTGGATGGCCAACTCCATCATGTCGTCCAATACCTACGTGGTCGACAGCCTGACAGGTCTGCGTAAGGTTGGCTCGGAAGGCGAGATGCGCCGCCTGCTGGAGTTCCGCATGAACGACACCCGGTCGTGGACACACGCTGAGGTAGAAATACTGCGCTCGCTGTCAAGCAACTATGGTGTGGCAGGCCATTTGCTGGCTGACTTCTACGCCAAGAACGTGGACATGCTCAAGACGTTTGTGCCGGAGATAGTCGAGAAGATGTACGATGAGTACGGCGCTACCAATGACGAGCGCTTTTGGATGGCCAGCATTGGGGCCAACATTGCCGCCGGTATCCTGATGAGCGACAACCATACTGGCATCGCCAACTTCCCGCTGGAGCAGATCATTGAGGCGTACCGCAAGCGCATTGAGTATCAGCGCATCGTCATCAAATCCAACAAGCGCAGCGCCGAGGACGTACTAAACGAGTTCATCCGCGAGAACATCAGCCGCTTTGTGGTCGTCAACTACGGCGTAGCTGGCGGGGTGCTGGCTGAGATGGGCGATGGCGCTATGGTCGGCAAGAACACCGCCCGCAGCGAGGTGCATGGGCGTGTGGAGAATGGCCTTGTGGTTGGCTACTCGGACTTCTACCTTGAGGAGCGCGTGCTCAAATCGTTCTGCTCC